TCAATTACAGATAATGGTGATGCTACTGCCATAACAATTGACTCAAGTGAGCGTGTAGGAATTGGAACTGGAAGTCCATCTGAGCCACTTCACGTTGCAGGAAGTGGAAACTCTACTAAGATACGAATACAAAATACAAAATCAGGCACTACAACTGGTGCTGAACTTGAAATGGTAAGTGAAGATGGAACGTGGCAATTAGGTCAAGGTCGTGGCTCATTACACGATGGTGATGATGAAGATTTCCATATTTATAATAGTGGTACAAAACTGTGGATTAAAAAAACAAATGGTAATGTATACATACCTTCAGGAAATTTAGTTTTAGGTAGTGGTTTAACCATAGGAGGAACAGGAGCAGCCAATACTTTAGACGATTATGAGGAAGGCACTTTTACTCCAGTTTTTAAAGATACATCTAATGCCGTTGTAAATGGTACTCTATATAACGCTAGTTATACAAAAATAGGTCAGATGGTTTTTATTTCGCTTTATTACAGCCCTGGTGATGTTCAAAATGGTTATCTAATGAATATGTCTTTACCTTTTACAGCTTCGTCCGCAAACCACAGGTCGGCTGGTAGTTTGTGGACTTATAATGGCCCGATTCCTGAAAAATCAAATCAATGGTTAGTACAAACTAATACTGCACACGCAAGTTTTTGGAAACTTAGAGATAATCAAATTTCACCAACTATGCAATGGGATAACGGAACAGAAATAGTTTTATCAATAGCATATTTTACATCACAGTAATTTTTAGCTTGACAATTATTCTAAGTGGATTCTTAGAACGGACATTTAATAACAGGAGAATAAAGTGGCATTAACAAAAGAAACAGTAGTAGACAAGATTGAAGTATTAGAAAATGGAAGATTGCAAGTTCGTACAGCAACAAGAGTTAAGGAAGATGGAGCAGTATTGTCATCCTCATTCCATAGAAATGTTTTAGAACCTAGTACTAAAAATGAGAGTGATGCTTGGGTAGACACAGACATTAGCGGTGAAGATGCTAGAGTACAAGCAGTAGCTAATGCGACTTGGACTGACTCAGTAAAGACAGCCTATCAAGCAATGATAGATGCACAAACACCATAGGAGTAACGGATGAGTATTGTAATTAATGGTTCAGGCACAGTAACAGGACTAGATGCTGATGGAATATCCTCTGCTCCTACAAACGCAACTGACTCAACTAAGTTGCCTTTAGCTGGTGGCAATATGACAGGTAGTGTAAATTTTACTGATAATAGTCAAATAAGACTTGGAAGTAGTAATGATTTATCTATATATCACGATGGTTCTGATAGCATAATTAATGAAGAAGGTACTGGTACATTAGTTATTATGTCAAATGGTGCTGGAATATTTTTACAAAAAGGCACTTCTGAAACTTTGGCTCAATTTAAACCAGATGCTGAAGTATCACTTTATCATAACAATGCTAAAAAGATTGAAACAACTGCAAACGGAGTTACAGTAACAGGTTCTGTGGATGGTGCTGATAATTTGGTTGAGGAAGTGGCTTCAGGTGCTACGGCAGCATTATCACACGATGGCACAGCATCAGCTACTGTATATGGAGTCACAGGCACACACACTACATATTTAGTTACTGCATCAGCAAATAGTTCTATAACTAATGTAGTTGCACTTGTTAGTATAGGAACTTCTACAAGCACTATGAGAATTACTAATTTAAGTGGTTCTTACAACACAACAGTAACAGGCTCAGGCTCTAATATTCAAGTAACTTGTGGATTTGGCTCAAGCCTTGTTTACCAATACAGAGTAATTAAATTAAGATAGGAATTTATTATTATGGCTACAAAAATTTATCCATTAAACGATACAGAATATCAAAGCATAACAGAATCTGAAAATGGAAACACATTTGAAGTTGTTACTGATATTCCTGAAGGAGCTGTTGTTTTTAGCAGTCTTGCAGATTACACAGCAAAAACTGAATACGCAAGAAAAAGAGCAAACGAATACCCATCAATAGCAGACCAACTAGATGACATTTACCACAACGGTATTGATGCTTGGAAAGCTACGATTAAGACAACTAAAGACAAATATCCAAAGGAGTAATTTATGTCAAAAATTCAAAGCTCGTCAGAGCATTTAACCCTGAATGCAGATGGTTCTTCTAAGGATATAAAGTTCCAAGCCAACGGAGTAGAGAAAGCAAGTATCAGCTCTAGCGGTGCGTTTACTTCTACTACGATTGATGCGACCAAGCTGACAGGTGACTTACCAGCGATTAGCGGTGCTAACCTAACTGGCATTAGCTCAGTAGGTGGAGCAACTGGAGTTGACTTTAACGATAGTATTAAGGCTCGGTTTGGTACAGGTAATGACTTAGAAATTTACCACGATGGTACGCATAGCTATATTAAAGATGTTGGTACTGGTGATTTAAGAATCAAAGGTACAAATCTTTCTCTTAGAAGCGATTCAGCAGATGAACCATACATAAACTGTACAGAAAATGGCTCGGTAGACCTTTTCTATAACAACAGTAAGGTGCTAAATACAAAAACTTTGGGGGTACTTGTAAGTGGTAATATTGAAGGCTATGTTGACAACGATGCTCATTATGGTGCTACTTTTAACAGTTCAACTGGTGGAAGTGGAACTAAATATCATTTGAGTTTTAATAGACAAGGAACTCAGGCTGGGTATTTAACATCTGGTCCAACAACTGTTGGACTTAATAACGCTTCAGATGAAAGACTAAAAGAAAATATACAAGATTCTGCGTCTGCTACACAAGACATTAAGAATATTAAAGTTAGGCAGTTTGATTGGAAAAACAATAGAGATGTTCACAAAGATTATGGTTTTGTAGCCCAAGAATTAGTAACAGTTGTTCCCGAAGCAGTTGCAGTAGGTTCAGACGAATTGAATGAGGATGGAACTCCAGTACAAATATGGGGTGTAGATGACTCTAAACTTATTCCAAGATTAGTTAAAACAATACAAGAGTTAGAGGCTCGTATAGCTGCACTAGAAGCCTAATGTCTGACAGACTGCGTAACAATGTAATAGCTGGGTTTATAGTCCTAGCATTTTGGATAGTGTTTGTATTGCCAGTAATGGCAGTAGACGAAAGCACGATCACGCAGAATACGACATCAACGGTAACTACATCATCAGATAACACTACTACAGTTAAATCACCTCCACCAAGTGCTATTTCTCCAAACGTAGGTGGCAACAACTCTGATCTTTGTACAATTTCCTCAAGTGGTGCAATGGGTACACAGATATTTTCATTGAGTCTAGGTGCTACGTATACAGAAAAAACGTGTGTCCGTTTAAAGCTCTCAAAGACATTGTTCGATTTTGGAATGAAAGTCGCTGCCGTTTCGCTTTTATGTGCTGATCCTACTGGAGAAGTCCATCGCGCAATGAGCATGGCCGGCACCCCCTGCCCTTATATGGGCAAAATAGGCTCAGAGGCTGCTGCAGCCTGGGAGGTACATAGCGATGAAATTCCTGTGCCTAGCATAGACTTGCAAAAAACTACGGAGGAAAAAAGAGATGATGTCATTAAAATCATGGGTGGTCTTGCTACTGCTTTCTTGTTCTTCTAGCGTACACGCTTACACATTCGGATACACACCAAACGTAGCAATAGAAGGATTACAATGGACAATGACACCTACCTATCTTGGTGCAGATGGTATTGGAGGCATGGATATATCAGGAGTCACTTATAAGTACACACCTATAAAAAACAAAGAGGATGACTACATTGTTACACTTGAGAATGACAAAGTTGGTGGTGGTTATGTGTTTCAAGATGAACAAGATTGGTCACAGCGTGAGGGAGGAACAGAGGTTAGAAGAACAATTGCTTTACCTTACACACCTATCGCAGTTTTTGGTGATGGTAGACTTAAACAAGAAGGCACAGGAAGTATAGAAGGCGCTGATGTTAGATATATCTATAGGTTTGATCCTTGCTTTGATCCTCAGAGCGATGTAAACTGTCCCGGTTATAAAAAACCACCTCCACCACCATTACCTGATATTCCTGATTACGATGCATTGCAAGATGAGTCAGTAGCAATTGCACAGGCTGAAACAGATAGAAAGTTGTTAGATAATGAACAGGCTAAAAAAGAAGAAGATGAAGAAGAAGATGAGGAGTCATTAGAAGTTATGTTAGCTGATGTAGAAAACGCTATAACAATGGCAAACGAAATATCGCAATCAATTGTACTACAACAGCTTAATCAAGTAACAAATCTAACTAACTACTATGCATCTACAATACCTGATAACTACTACCCTGATGCTGTAGCTTTACAAGGTGGTACTATAGTGGATAATAGGAGAGCATTAAGGAGCTTATCGCAAGATGCGAGAATGAACAAGATGATAGAGGAGCAATACAAATGAAAAAACTATTAATCGCACTCAGCTTTATACTTAGTGCAACACCAATACTAGCGATAGACATAAGTGGTAGCGTGGAGAGTAGATGCACAATTGCTGACGTAACAGAAGGTCGTTACGGTAACCCAAACGCTTATACACTTACAACTGATCCCGCAAGCAACGGGGTAGTCCCGGTAATACGGGCAGATACCACTTTAGCTAATGCCTATCATTTGAATGTGAGTTATCCCACTAGCTTTAGCTCAAGTCCATCTTTGTCAGACAATGTGACGTGGACTGGAGCTGTGTCTGTAAAGGCAACAGGTGAGAGTGGCATGAGCGGGTACCATGCGGCTTCTACTACTACAAATGGAGGGGCAACAAGGCAATACGCTCTAAGCGTAGCAGGTAGTGTGTGGATACAGTCAACATCAGTAGCTGTATATGGTGGTAATAGAGCGTTTCCTGGTGGTACGTACAAAGCAGTTGTTGTAGCCGAATGCGTTGCTCAATAGGTATATGTTTATTACTGTTAAATTTTGCAGTACATAGTCACGAACAGACTCCTACCTATCCTACTTGGAAAACGAGTGGCATAGATGGAATAAAAAAAACAAATATTAGGGTATGGAATAAAAGACCTGACATAGAATATTATGAGATAGGAGTGTTTGAGAAAGACTTAGAAACACCAATTCCTTTTGTCACAGCCTATAAAGTTATTCCTCTCGCATATTTAAAAGAAGTAAAGTTTGATATATACATTAGGGAAAGTAACATAGAAGAAGCTAGATACGTTTGTAGTTTGTCTAAATTAAGGAGTGACAATGAGAGTCAAACATTGTTAGTTACAAGAGTATGTTCAAAATTCAAATAAAATGGTTGTTGTTATTTATGTTAAGCACACAAGCTGTAGCAAACACTAGCACATCACTTAACTTGCAATTGCCTAGTAATGGATCATCTTTTGGTACAGATAGTTTCAAAAGTGGCTCGTTAGACTGTTCTAATAGCATAGGTGGTAGCCTTTTGTTCGATATGGGTATGACTGGCATTGTGAATAACGCAGTAGCACCTATCATTGGTAAACCCGATCCACTTAATCCTGAAACAAAACAATTAGGTTTGTACGCAAGAATAGTGATACCGTTAGATGCGCCGCGTGAACGCATTAATTGCAATACCCTCTACCAATTAGAATTACAAGCTAGACGTTTAGAAGTTGAAAAGTTGCGCCAAGAAATAGAACTGTTAAAATCTATGCAACAAGGAGATGGATTTGACAACTGATTTAGGTGACAAGGTAGCACAAATTGAAGGCTTGGTCGATAAAAGACTAAAGATTGGTAGTCTTAGGTTTACTTATACTCAACTTGTTGGTGCGTTTGCTTTACTGAGTACCATTGTAGGATCGCTTTATGCGGGTTTTACTATGTATCAGCGTTTAGAAAGTTTAGCTACGCTTGATCTTGATGCAGTTGCTGCACAAATGGCTAAGACATCAGCAGACGTATTAAGAGTAGAAGAAGTTGCTTCTGATATTAAGGTAGAACTGAAAGAGGACTTAGCAAGACTCAGAACCTCAAGTTATAACCTTGAAAACCGTATTGATAGTAAACTACAATCAGTTGATGTTCGGATTACTACTATGGATAATAAGCTAGATAAATTTGACATACAGTTAGACACAACAGAAGAAAAACTAATGAAACGCATACAGCAATCATTAGACAACCCACTAAGTAACTGATAACATAGGAGATATTATGCCTTACAAGAAAAGAAAATTACCACCTAGACCTAAGAGAAAATACTAATGACAGCGAAACAACAGGCGCAGTTAGATCGTCACGAAAAACAGATAGAAGATTTATATAAGGATGTTAGAGAAATTAAGAACATGAATTTAAAATTTATGTCTATGGGCAAAGGTTTGATATTAGCGTTTGTTGTAATGACAACTGTTGATATTGGATTAGGTGATCTTATTATGAAGCTCTTGTGATTACATTTCTTACAAACATAGCGCCAATAGGTTTAGGTTTTATAGCTAAGTTGTATGCATTAAAAAGCCAAGCACAAGCAGAACAACAAAAAATGATGATAGAAAATTTACAAGCTCGTAATGATTCTATTAATCAAGCACGTCAAATGGCTGAAAAAGAAAGTCCTATGGCTGCTATGAACCGGCGTGTTATTATTTTTGTAATCCTTGCTCTTGTTATATTTACGCAAGTAGCACCTGTTTTTTTTGGTGTATCAACAATTGTTCCTGTAACAAAAGAAGGTTACAGTTTTCTTGGTATATTTCAAATAACTCCTGACGTTATAGAATATGTAAAGTTGGAAGCAGGAGCAGTAGTAAAAATGGATGAAATATTCCGCTGGTCTAGTATGCTGGTTGAGTTTTATTTCGGCGGGCAGCTAGCAAAAGGTCGTTAATAAGGAGAAAAATATGGCTGTAAAAATAACGTATCAAGATATGCCACACATGAAACCTGTGCCTATGGAAACAAAAAGCAAAGGTTTGTTTGGTGGTATTTGGTTGTGGATAGCAACAACAAGAAAGTGGGAGATCACAAAAGATTGGAAATATGCAATTACGCATGAAGGCAATACGCATCCAACTTACTATGTAATACCGAAAGGATTTGTATTTGATGGCGCTAGTGTGCCTAAATTTGCACGATCTTGGCTAAGTCCGATGGGAGTCCTTTTGAGTGGCGGGCTGGTACATGACTGGTGTTACAAGTATGAATCGCTTAACTTAGGTGGCAAGAAAGGTCACACAGCTAAGATGACACAAAAAGAAGCTGATGCATTGTTTAGAGATATTTGCATCGATGTAAACGGTTTTAAAATTATTAATTACATTGCTTATTTTGCTTTGCGTCTTGCTGGGTTTATAGCTTGGAACGGTCATAGAAAAAGAAATCTAAAGCCTGATTAGAACAGTACACCTTGAGTTTCTACATATCCTGAAGCATCATAGCGTTTGGACTCACCTTTAGGATATGGCTCTATTTCATAATTTAGTTTCTTCTGAAGGCGCTTCTTTTGTAGTTTGCTACCTGTGAATATGATGTAGCGATGTTTACGATCTCTATCTTTATGATAAAAACGATCACCATATTTCTCTTGTATCGCTTCTAACGTCATACCTTCTGACAATGTTTTGCTGTGTAAATGCTCTAACCCTTTGACTGCCCAATCGACTCTTGCTTCAGACAATCCTGTATATAAAAAATTAGTAGCTTGATAAATGTAGCCTACATGACCTTGACTTGTATCAGCATAGCTGACAACAATAGAAGGCTTGGGAAGTAATTTTAACGACTGACTTACTAAGTAAGATGCGCTGTTAGGCTTCGGAGAATCCAAAATTAGGCGATTTAACTCTACAACCCTGTCTTTGTATTCCTCTCCACAAACTCCTGTACACAATGAAGGACTAGGTGGCGATCCATAAGTACACACACCAACAAGATTATTATCATCATACAAGCCAAACGCATACGATATTGAAGGTATACGCTTGGCATAGTGTCTGTTTAACAACCATGTTTTAGTTTCATAGTTTTGTATAGGTAATACTTTCATATGGTCTTGAGTACTTTTTTAAGTAAATACTCCTCATAAGTTTTACGATCATCATTCTTTTTTGTGCCTTTTAACTTATCTCTGTCTTGCTTTCTAAGTTGACCACCATTTGATCTCAAGTAAGGCGCAAAGATTTTTTCAGGATCGTCAGAACGATTCAATCTATTACGTGCCGCTGATTCGCTAATCTGTATTTCGTCAGCTACTTGCCTACAAGTCACTTTCTGACCATCAGATAGTGTGTAGGTTTTAATCAAATGTCTATTCTTCATTGTATGTACACCTCATATTGAGCAAACCACATAGCAATGTATAGCGCTGATCCTGTAATAACCCATATACACATATGTTTAATAACTTTAGCAGCGTTTATTAAATCTTTCATTTTTTATCTCCAATTAAAGTGTTAATAAGTGCATTGCGTGTATCAATAAAAACGTCTAATCTTTTAGCTAACTCTTTAGCTTCGTCATCACCTTGTAGCAATACACCTAAAATATCCATAGCTTTCTCGCCTTTAGTTTCTTTATCAGCAAAAGCCATAAGCTCCTCATCAGTAAATTTAGTTTTCATCAGGCATACCTAAAGACATCAGGAGCATAACTAATCCCATTGAGATTAAACATGCTCCTATTAAAACTATTACTGGCACAAATGTTTCAAACAATAAGGTCATAAATTTCATCCACTATAGTTGACATTTTTTTTCTACGGTCAATTTCATAATTGTATTTGCGACAAACTTTTTCTAACGATTCTTTTGTAAAGTTTGCATTCATATACTCAATGTTTAATGACCTACTAATGTATGGCTTGTACCTGTCTAACTTACGATTAAATATGCTCATTTTTACTCCTTAATATCAATTGTTTTATCAGTTAAAAACCCATCACACATTTTTGGGTATTCCGTTTTACAAATTATCTGTTCAGGATTATTATCAATCACATTAGGTGGTATGAGTAATGGATCATGTTCAGATAGTCTGTCTGTGAATGCACTACATCCTGTTAAGGTTAGTGCAAGTATTATTGTTAGTGTTTTCATATTAAAATGGAATGTCATCACCAAACTCATCATCAGCAACAGGTGTTATTGTTTTCGGTTGCTCTGATGGGTAAGTTGTTTGAGGTGGTGTTTGTTGCGCTTCTTGTCTAGGTTCTTTCTTAGACAAAATACGGAACTCTGATCCAAAGCCACCAAGTTTGATTACAGTTGAGTATCTCTTAATACCATCTTTCTCATAGCTCTTAGTATTTAACTCACCTTCTACGTACACCTGAGTGCCTGTATCAAGATCAAGTTTCTGTAAAGTTTCAGCTAACTGATTCCACACGTCACACGTATGATATTCTGCCGCTGTTTTTCTTTCACCTGTGGCTCGATCCTTCCACGATTTATTAGTAGCTAATTTAACTCTAG